CAAGATTCCCTAATCCACAAACTCCAGATGATTTCGTAGAAATTTCCAATGCACTAAGTGGTGCAGGTCTACATAGCTATGCAGAAGCAGCAATGGATATGGCTAATGAAACAAGAACATCTATGCCAGGGCCAGATGAAATAATCATAAAAGAAATCAAAACTACGGATACTGATGGTACTCCTGTTACTAAAACTGTAAGGTTCAATAAAACAAAAGGAGTAATTGTAGAAGTTCTCTCAGTTGCACCTACTTGGGAACCAGCAGAACCAACAGAAGAAACATTTACATATAAATCATTCCCAAGTACGAATGCACAAGGTCAGCGTGTTGATGAAATGTGGAAAATAAATAGTAGTGGTGAGCGTGTAGAATTAATGTCAACTCAACTAAAGGACAAACCTGTTACAGAAAAAGAACTCACTCTAGACGAACAGATATATGAAGCCAATTTAGCACCATATGTTGCATCGGCAAAAGCAAATATCCAATCTGCTACTAGCACTACAGGCATATTGTCAGAAGAGGATATGAATGCACAAGCAAGAGAACAAGCTATGCGTGATTACAGTAAAGTACAAAATCTCGCAAAAAATCAAACTGATGGAACTACATTTACTAAAAATGTAGATTTCTTTTTGGCACAAAAAGGTACAGATGGTAAAAATCTTTATACATTAACACAAGCAATAGCCCAAGCAACAAGCCTTGACCATAAAACAGTTTCTGAAGAAGATCAGATTGCTCAAAATGCTGCAGTTTTAGAAGAAGAAAAATCTATGACAGCATTAGAGTTAACTGCAAATGATAATGTAAGATTAAATAGTCAAATGTTATCTTTATTAGACAGTATTGAAACAGGTGCATGGGAAGATGTTAAATTTAGAGCGGCAAGATGGCTGGGTTTTGATGATGATCTTCCATCAAGAGAAATGTTCTTTTCTTTAGCAACCGCAAAGGTTATGGAATATACACAGATGACCAAGGGTGCTATTTCTGATGCTGAGATGCAATTATTTCAATCGGCTGCAGTTAGTATGGGTAAGACAACTGAAGGAAACAGAATGTTGTTAATGTTTGCTCAAGCAGGAGCAGAAGCAACCAAAAGAGTTGCACAGCATATGAGAACTTGGAAATTAGAGCAAAAAGCAAATAATCAAAAATTTAATTATACTCAGTTTATTAATGAGAGAGAGCGTTATAGAAATTCAGACGAAAATGCAGCCTACTTTGATGTTGTTCATTCTGAGGAATGGAAAAGGGCACAGGCAATGGGTGATGCTATGAACACTTATCAAAATTTAGAAGCGATGAGAAAAGATGAAAATTCTGATATGTATGCTTTCTGTCAAAAATGGCCCAATACACCAGTATGTCAAATATAGGAGTGATTAATGGCAAATAAACTCACAGGTAGTGCTGCTGCAGAACATTATTTCCAGAACGAACAAACGAGATCATCCATAAGACAATCCATTATGGAAGAGGCTATTCGTGCAAAAGAAGTTTATGTAGAGGGTGATGACATACCAGAAGGAAAATCTGTTGGTGATGTTAAGGGTCTTAATGAAGAGTTTTTATTTGACATAGGCAAGGTTTACGAAAGCATTCCATATACTTATGCTGAACTTGGATACAATCAACAATATATAAACCTGTTAAAAGAAAAATACTTCCTTGAGCATGATAAAAAATTCAAAGGTGCAGGTAGTGAAATTAAACATCTAATCGATGAAGATTTTGCAGATTGGAATTTTGTTATGAATAATCTATCTCTAGGGATGGGGAGTGAAATTCTTAAAAATCTAGCTTTTGCATCAGATGAAGAAAGAGCAAATGCTCTGGCTCGTTGGAAGGTATTTACTGCTACTCCTGCATTTGATTCTGGGGTTGCAGATGATTCTAGACCTTTCTTAGATATTAAATTTGCAGGAAAAATAGACCCAAATGACGAAGCTGCAGTACAAAGAGCAAAAGACTTAGGTTGGATGGGGTTTGAAGTTACTGGACAGCTTGGTGATTTCATAAAAGGTGCAGGTACTGATCCATTAGCATGGTTGCTATTTGGTTCTGGTGTAGGATTTGGGGGTAAAAAACTTATAGAAAAAGGGGTGTCCGCATGGTTAGCACCAAAACTTGCTTTAGCAACAGCAGGAGGCACTTTTGCTGGTATCCATGATGTTGGTCGGCAAATGGTTGAAAAAACAGCGGGTGGTGAGAAAGAATATGATCCTATACAAACCCTAAAATCAATGGGTCTTGGTTTTGCTATAGCACCTGCTCTTACGGCTGTTGGTAAATTAGCAGGCCCAGTAGGAAGAGCAATAACACACCCAGGACAAAGTCTTGCTAAAGGGATTGGTTTTTTTGCAGGAAGTAAATCAGAGATGGCCGCTGCACAGGGAGTAATGCAACAAGCAGAACAAAAATTCGCCCAAACTGGTCAATCTGGAAAGTCGGCAGTAACTACAGGACTAAAAGATTATTTGGCAGCAGGATATAACGCTGTAGATAATTATTTCAATGTTATGTTTGATAGTATTAAATCAGCACCTGTTAAGGAGGGATCAATAACAGGTTTAGTTGAAAGATGGAATGGTCGATTTGGTGATACTCTACAACTTAGTGCATCCTGGGAAAATCTGTTGCAAAAATATATAGATGGAGAGGCCGCTTATCTACAAGCACAAAGCAAAAAAAGTGGTACTGTATTTGCCATACCAGCAGAGGGGCAAGGACTTGGTATAAAAGGCCCGCATTATCAAGAACTGGTACGAAAAACCAAAAGAATTCCTTTAATAGACTTAGCTCGTCAACTTAGAAGAGAGTTTCATACAGCAGGACTAAAGGATAAAAAAGATAATCTGGGTGCAAACATGAAACTTATTGGGGAATATAAAGATACAATTAACAACATTATAAATAAAGCTGTTAAAAAAACAAACCCAGAGTTGGCCGCCCAACTGGATAAAAGTTATAGTGTGTTTAAAGCTGAAACCTCTAAAAATCCATACGGAAAAGATTTGTTGGCTATGGCCCATGATGGTACTCAAGATTCTGCTACCAAATTTTTTAAGAAAATGCTAAAACCAGATTTTTCTTGGGAAAAATTTAATGCGGCAATTAAACATTTTCAAAAATTAGATCATATAGTTGGCAATAAAAAGAACGAACTGGCAGGTGGTTTAAGAACAAAAATTGAAAAAGGAATGGCTCAATATATTATGCAAGCCGATGATGGGGCAAAAATATTATCTTCATTAGTGAGAAGTGTTGATGGAAGAAAGACATTGGATAAGGTATTTCCAAGCATGAAAAAACAATTTGATGATATCGCCTATATGCAGAAACACCTTGGTAGTTGGGGTGGTGCTGAAAGCGTTATTGGTAATATGGCAATGGCTCGTTTAGGAGCAATGACAGGACAACAACTAGCAGGTACGGCAGGTGGTTTGATCGGTGGTGTTGGTGCTATAACACAATGGAATAGATTAATAAATAGCCAGTATTTTAAAGATGCTATGGTTCACGCTTATAAAAACAATGGTGGAACACTTGAAACCTCAACTAGAAACTGGTTAATGAAACACTATAAAGGTGTTGATGGTAAGAAAGGTCTAACTGTACCTCAAATAAATGCCATACAAGACACTATGTGGGGTTATATGTATGCAGGATATGCTCTTCATGGTGAAGATGTATTACAGGAAAGAACTGGCAATAAAGCATTAGATGCTTTAAATGATCTTAGAGTTCAGTATGAACACATTATGCCAGAAGTGAGAAATCTTCAACTCAGTTCATATTAAGGAGATATATGGCTAACAACACAACAACTAATGGAATGTTTGATACACCAGATATGATGGCTTTAGATGAGGTTATCCAAGCAGAAATTATTGATTTAAACTCCCCCCAAGTTATCCCTTTCTTTGAAAAGCAGGTTGCAAAAGATGAGGGTGTTAGAACATACGAGAGATCACAAGCAGTTCAAGATGATATTAATGCTGAAATATTTAAGTCGTTATTCTTCAATGCCCTTAATGAAGATATGGAAAGAAGTGGTTTATTTACAAAACAAGTGGAAAAGTCAGATGATAGATTGATTAATCTAGCACAACAACAAGCAGAAACCAACAAAATACAGGCAGATGCTAATCTGATATTAGCCAATACCCAAACAAGCAAGGATGTAGTAAAGGATTTAGAAAAGGAATCTGTAAAGAAAGATCTAGGTGGAAGAAGAAAATCCGTGAAGATAGAAAATCTAAGAGGTGAGAAACCAGGTTGGGAAATGGTAAAGGATTCAAACTTCTGGAGTGTTAATGAAAAAGACCCATACTGGCAAACCAAAGCAGGTTTTAAAGAGGCTATGGATTTATATGGTACAAAACCTAGTTGGGTTAAAGAACCAAGCCTTGAATATAATCCCAAAACTGGCGAGTATGATCCTATTGCAAAAGAGGAATTCGCTGAAATTAAACCTACTAAAAGGATAAGTTTATAATGCATGGAATGTTAAGTAATCTTGGAAACACTACAGCACCATTTCTTCAATTTGTAAACGCTTTGGCAGGTACTGATTCTGGTCAGATTGAAACTCCCGAACAAAGAGAATATTTAAAAAATATTATTCTTAATCGAATAAGAGAAACTGGTAATCTTAGTGGAAATGAATTAGGTCATTCAGATTATGACCCAAAAGCAACTTGGACTCATCCCGATAGTTTGCGTACATCCGATGGTCTTTTTAGTCCTGCTTTCGCATATCAAAATACTTTAGGTGCGGCTGGTTTTGATGTTCCCGAACAAGGTGGTCGTGTTAATTGGAAACCATCAGGCACAGTATATGATTTTCCTCAGAACTTGGCAGACCTTTGGGGGGGATTTAATGTTTTTAATGTTATAAATCGTGGTGGTCTAAAGGACATTCTAATAAAGGATAGCAAGGGTAATTATAAAATTGGTACTGATTTATCTGGAAACCCTTTAAAAGGAAAGTCAAGTTTACAACATTACACTCCTGATATAAACATAACACCTGAAGATATATTTAATATATTTAGTGGGGGTGGGATGCTTCATAAAGGTGAGGGAGTCCAAGATAGACCCGAAATTAGTTCTTATAGGATACGAAATCCTTGATTTAAGACCCCTAAAAAGATTTAGTAATACCTAGACATACCCTTTACAGGGGAATACGAGGGGGTTACAGGATGTTTTTTACTTGAGGCTGCCCTACCCCTTACTTTTAAAGATGAGGGCGTTTAATCTCGTTTCGCATATTTACAGTCAACTCACCATTAATGGCAAATAACTTAATCATTGCCGATCTTGATATACCCATTCTATCTGCCTTGGCATCTATCAAGGCTAAATCCCTTTCATCGACCTTGATATTAATTTGATGTACCACCTTTCCCTTTGCCACTTCCCACTCCTGTAATTAGAATATACTAATTATACATCCTAGTGAATTAGATGTTCTATAGTTTACAAACACCATCCTCGCAATCATCGTCATTTTTCGTAATGACATATTCCTCTTTTTTATTGGATTTAATGGTATTTGAAAAATTCTTAACCATTGAAAAAAGTTGTAGAACATCTTGGAAATTTCTTTTCTGCGATCGACTCATATAACTCTCATAGGATTCCTTGTAATCCATTCCCCTCTTTGCTGCTCTTTGAGCATAATCCTCTGATAAAAATTCACACATTTCCAATTTCTCTACAGTCATTCTCTTCTCCTATTTCATGTATTTCAAGTTCAATAAAAGGCTTGTCGCTATATCTCTTACTGGCGAATATCTCAACAATCTGACGATCATCTATATATAAAACACCATTCAAGGAATCTAGAATTGCCTTTTGGTAATTATCAAGGTCTGCATTGTTGTCGCAGAATCCTTTATTCTTCTCTTTCTTTTTTTTCTTCGACCAGGACTTCGGCATTCCGATATGAAACACCACAGATACAGAAACTAACTTTTCAAAGGGGGTCGTTTCTAACTCACCTGTAAGTGCTTTCATTTTCTCTCGGAATTTAGTGTACCTTTTAGGGTAGTAAGTAGACCATCTGGAAACTCTGGGCCTGGAAGCAGGTATGGGGTCTATATCAAATGTAATCCTCATACTGTTCGCCTCGTAAAAGGTCGATCTCTCTAATCGCTATGGCTAAGAGCAACCTTATTTCTGTATCTCTTTCGTTATCTCCCTCTCTAGCAACCTCAATAGCATCTCTAACATTATCTGAAATAATGTCTAATTTATCTAACCTCTCTCGATTGAGTCCTGCCATTGTTGTTCCCATATATTGCTAGTTGATAATCTTCCCCTCTGGGTAATCTTATATTCCACTCCCCAGAGCCTTCAAACATATCTTCAATTTCGTACAGATAATCAACAAATTGCATCACATTCAAATCTCGTGTAGAGGGAATCTGACTAATCTTTTTTCCTTTCTTGGTGTAACCCCCTCGTATTCCCCTGTAGTCGAATTCTATCTTATCCAAGAATCGGTCTGCCAGAATAAGGTGCATTTGTGTTTTTGAATACCCTATCTCTTCGGCTATTATTGAAACCCAAGACCAATAAAGTCTGTTTTGAGCATTTGATCTTTTAGGTTTGCCTTTCTCTATAGAAACTGTCGCTGTGTCTATATCTGGATTCTCTCTAAAGAAATCTTTCACAAGTGATCTAAAGGTGAGTTCTTTAGGTTTATCTTTAAAAATAACCCTACTGATCATTATGCCACACTCCTCGCTTTTTTTCTTCCCTTTTTTTATTAATAATTATTCTAGGATGCCACAACACGCTATGACGAACTGCGTGTTGTAGTTTATTAATAATCTTATGGGGTTTTTTATGACTCATTTATTCCAATCCTTTTTCCATAATGGTCTGGATTTGGGTGTATTTTCTTTAACAAATTTCCAGGGGTCAAAGGTGGGGTTTTGTTTTTTTTTATCCCACCTGTCTGTGTAATTTATTATGTATCCCTTTTTTAAAGTCCTAACCATGATCCTATTACAAGCAACACAACTATTCCTATAAAAATAGATATACTCCGATTCTCTCGAACCATTTGTAGAAATTTTTCCATAACTAATTACTCCTCCAACTCTTTACGAATATCATCATCTAACAATCGCCATATAATAATGGCTGCGATAATACCGACCAATCCTGCAGCACCGAGTTGACCAACTATCCCGATGATTGTGCCGATGACATTGCCACCCAAAAAGGGTACTGAATGACCAAAGACAATTTGCAAGACTATAGCAAGTGAGATTAACTTAATACCCAGATTTATTGACAAATCTGCACCTTTTATTATTTTTTCTATCACTATTACTTCTCCTTCTTTTTATACATTTGCTTTAAACTTCCAGTAGCAAACCTTGTTATAAAATCGACTATCCCATTAGACTTATAATGTTTTCTGGGATAACCGCTCTCCACATAAGGACTCCATCTACCAGTTGTATAATAGTAAGAATAGAGTCCTCTGTTTGTTCTTATCCAAAGTATTTTAGCACCACTTCTAACTTCATACTCAATACCTTTAAGTTCTAAATAATTTTCAACTTCATGTAGGGTTTCTTTAGTGTTTCTTCTAAAGACTACTTCACCTTTAAAATTAACTCTATCAAAAACATATCCGTTTGGTTCGTACCACTTTCCTTCTTTTATTCTCACACCAACCAACCTTTTCTTAGTGCCTCTAGCCACATAACAACATAAACCAGACAACCTGTACTGGTTGCTGCCAACAGGAAATAGATTGAATATAGGATAAATTTTAGTAGCCTCATACTTCCCACCCATCACATGAGTTAGTAAATACTGCGTCTGGTGTACAAGTCAACTGTTTCTCTTCCATCAAGGTTTTAAATTCACTACACCCAGATAAGAGTGCCACCATAAGTTGTACAACAATTATTAACGCTATTATTTTCATTTAATCTCCACAAAAACAAGGGATGGTTTCATCACTATAAAGGTCATCAAAAATACTTGTTTGTTCAAGTGCTATTTTTTTCATGGTTTGATAACTGGGTTGATCTGATCTAAAGTATGCTGCTTTTCCAACTAGTTCTGTCAATGATTCTTCTTGATCAATCCACCAATCTGCCAATTCTGGCCTAGTATTAATAATACTTTGTTTCTTTTTATGTCCTTTTAGGAAACATAAATCACAATTTCCCCAATCGGTTACACCATTATTGTTTGGTAGATCTAAATCAAAATCATTCTGATCCCAAAATTTTCCAACATCTTTAGCAGTTACACCCTCCAGATAAAGAGGTAAATATCTCTCTTGGCCACTTTCGATTTTACCATTCATCTTAACGGCCCTTCTAACTTCATCGCCCCTTATCCCTATAAAGGAAAGGTAGGGTGTTTCAAAACCACATTGATCAACCAAGTAATCTCTAATCGCTCTTATTTTTAGATCGGCAGTACAAAACCTAGCAACTGGATTAGGGGCATATCTTCTTGCCTTGATTAAGGCTGCGAAAGGCTCACCATTTCTACTTGCAGAGTCATAATCAACTACTTTAGTTTCATAAACATATTTGTTTTTTTCATCTTCCCTGGCAGGTCTGGCAAATCTCTCAAGCCAGACAATATCAACTTCCCACTTCTTCCCAACATCTCTAACAAAATCTAATGTCTGGGGCATTTCTTTACCCGTGTTAGCGAAAGTTATTTTAGCGAACTCTGGTAAGTCACCATCATGTGCCTCAAGTACCTTATGTAGCATGAATGCAGAGGTGCGGCCCCCAGAAAAACTGATACAGGTTGGTTCGTCAATATAATAGAGTGAGTTCTTATCCATTTTAGAGTTGGATTATACCCTTTTTTATCATTATTCTTTGGGTATTTATTACTGCTCTAAGCATTTGTAATTCAAGAAATTCCCTATCATAAGGTGGGTCTACTTGTTTTCTACCATCATATATATCATGGCAGTTTAAACATAAATATGCACCATGTATAGGATATGCCTTTAATCCCATACCTCCATGATTTAAATGAGCAAAAACTACAGACTCATTCTCTGGCATACAACCCTCTAGCCTCATTTGGCAAGGATAACCCTTTGCCGATCTAGTGTACTTGTCCGCCCTTATTAGATAATCCATATATATCTACCTCCACATCTGAAAATTTAGAAAATTGACCATCAAATTGACATTTTACATAACCAATCTGCCCCATTCTGTTTTTTGCAACAATTAATTCTGCCAAACCTCGGTCTGGGGTATCCTCTGGATGATAATATTCATCTCTATATACCATTAAAACAATATCTGCATCTTGCTCTATTTCACCAGATGACCTTAAATCGCTCATATAAGGTCTTTTATTCTCCCTGGACTCTACCCCCCTACTTAATTGAGATAATAGAATTATGGGTATTCCTAGTTCTTTAGAGAGATATTTTAACTCTCTAGTTATGTTCCCCAATTCTGAGATTTCTCTACCCTTGTCATACTTCATAATCTGTAGGTAATCTATTAGAATAAGGTCAACCTTCAATTCACTATTAGCCTGTCTAGACCTAACCACAATATCTTTTACTGTTAATCCACCCTTATCTATTATGGTGAGGCTCTGGTTACCTGTTTTAGATAACTCTTTATAGAATCTCCCCTCTTCTGAATCGCTTAGTTCACCCTTATCAATCTTCGATAGGGGAATTGAGGTTTTAGAGGACACCATTTTAAGCATGAGTTGTATCTGGCTCATTTCAAGAGAGAAAAACAATACATTGTTGGTTTGAGATACATGGTCTGCGATATTTAGGGCTAGGGTAGATTTTCCCATAGAGGGTCTACCTGCGACAACTGTTAATGTGTGTGCTTTAAATCCAGATATTAAAGAATCTAATGATTCAAATCCAGAAGATAAACCAAAACCACTCTCGCTTGGGTTCTCTAGGTAGTCTATTGTTTTTCCAACAATCGAGAAGATACTATTGCCGTTCTTGGATTCCATCTCCAGTTCAAGTGTCTGTATCTGAGAAACTGTTTCTTGATAATTATCGTAATTAATATCTTTTTTAAGATCATCAATCTCATTTTTAATTCTAACCTCTCGAATGTGGTTGGCATACACCTCAATATTTGAAGTGCCAGTTGAGTTCTCACTTAGCATTGCTAAATCTTGAAAGTCAACTACCCATGACCTACTTGAACTACTTGTGATCTCTCGTACCTTGGGTTGGTATTGAGAGTCGATGTAATCTCTAACAGTCAAAATATCAATTGGTTTTTTATCTCTAGCCATCTCCAAGATACACTCAAAGATGTAACCCAAACGCTCATCGCTAAAATCTTCATGGGTCAGTCTGGTTGGTAAGACTCTGTCAACACAAGGGTCTAGCAGCAACCCTCCAACGACCGACCTCTCTGAATCTATTGAGTTATGTTTCATGTTCTCTCCTTTAATTATGTTAAATGGACACCAATGTAGTTCAAACCAATATAAGCCTAATGTGGTTTTTCGCCCTAAAAGGGTAAGGCAAACCCCTTGCTAACTTTTTTAAGGGGCCTTAAATCGAATCCTCGCTCGTCTTAATTAGTCTATTAATAGGAATTATGTACATTTCTGGACTTTTGCCGAATTTTCTCACAGGATACTGCTCTGCAAATTCTTTCGTTACGAGGTATGTATCGGGATAAATTCTCTCACCATTGGTGTTGGTGTAGGTGATGTCTATTAGGCAAGGTGGTCGATAGGTCGCTACTCCTATCGATCTTGTTTTCCAGATGGGTACTCTTATATTATAAGTCTTCATCTTCTTCATCTTCTTCGTCCTCACTTTCGGCATCACAATGCTCTTTGCATTCCATACAAATATCACCATAAATTATTCCTGCACCACAACAATTACTGATATATCCGTGTTCCATAAAATCACTTGGGTAATTCATACTCATTATTTCCTCCAATCATGTTCCTCACCATAAGGTTTGGATATTCTAGGTTTAGTTCCAAACATTTCCCATTTGCGTTGATTAATAAATGTCTGGAAGTGTGGTATGTATCTCGTGTCTTCATAATCAAGA